GTGCTGATCAAGCGCACCCAAAGCGACCTGGCCGGCGATTCGCTGCGTCAGTCCGATGCGCAAGTGCTGGCCCGCACCCTCAGCGGCGCCGCGTATGGTCTGTACGGCTATCTCGACTGGATCGCCGAACAGATCCTGCCGGACACCGCCGATGAGTCGACCCTGGAACGCATCGCCGCGCTGCGTTTGAACCAGCCGCGCAAACCCGCGCAAGTGGCCAGCGGCAGCGTCAGTTTCAGCGCCACAGCCGGCGCGCTGCTGGACGTCGATACGCTGCTGCAAGCGAGCGATGGCCGCACCTACAAAGTCACCAGCGCACGCACCGCAATCAATGGCAGCAACACGACGACGATTGCCGCACTGGAAGCCGGCAGCCTCGGCAATGCCGACGCCGGGCTGGCGCTGACGCCGGTGCAGCCGATTGCCGGCGTGGTCGGCAACAGCTTCGTCGTCCTGGCGCCGGGCCTCAGCGGCGGCGTCGCGCGGGAAAGTCTAGAATCGCTGCGCTCGCGGGTGATTCGCTCGTACCGGATCATTCCCCACGGCGGATCGGCCGACGATTACGAAACCTGGGCACTGGAAGTGCCCGGCGTGACCCGGGCCTGGTGTCGCGGCGGCTTTCTCGGCCCCGGCACCGTCGGCGTCTACATCATGCGTGACGACGATCCACAACCGGTGCCCAACGCCGAGCAACTGGCGCAGGTGCAGGCGTACATCGAACCGTTGCGCCCGGTGACCGCCGAGGTGCATGTACGTGCGCCGATTCAGGTGCCGGTGACCTACCGCCTGAAGCTCACGCCGGACACCAGCGCCGTGCGCGCAGCGGTCGAAACCCAGTTGCGCGATCTGCACAACCGCGAGGCCGACCTCGGCGAGGATCTGCTGATCAGCCATATCCGTGAAGCCATCAGCAGCGCTGCCGGTGAAACCGATCATGTGCTCAGCGCCCCGGTCGCCAACGTTGTCGCCAATGACAGCGAGTTGCTGACGTTTGGAGGCTGCGTATGGGGGGCATGAGAACCGCCGCGCAATATCAGGCGCAACTGCGCGCTTTGCTGCCCAGCGGCCCGGCGTGGGACCCGGAACGTGTGCCGGAGCTCGAAGACGTGCTGCAAGGCGTCGCCGTCGAACTGGCGCGCCTCGACGCGCGCGCCGCTGACCTGCTCAACGAGATGGACCCGGCCGGCGTCAGCGAACTGGTGCCGGACTGGGAGCAGGTGATGAACCTGCCCGACCCGTGCCTGGGCGCCACGCCGCTGTTCGACGACCGCCGCCTCGCCGTACGCCGCCGTTTGCTCGCAGTCGGCAGCCAGGCCGTCGGTTATTACCTCGACATCGCCAAAAGCCAGGGCTACCCCAACGCCACCATCACCGAACACGAAGCGCCGCGCATGGGCCGCGCCCGTTTCGGCTCGGCGCATTGGGGCACCTGGGAAGCGCAATTCATGTGGACGCTCAACACCGGCGGCCGCCTGCTGCTCGGCCGGCGTTACGGCGCGAGCTACTGGGGCGAGCGCTTCGGCGTCAACCCCGGCTCGGCGCTTGAATGCCTGATCCACCGCAGCGCGCCGGCACATACCAAGGTGCACATCAATTATGACTAGGAAGGAATGAGGGATGGATTATCCGAACAGTGTGCCAAGCGCCGGTCTGGTGAATGGCAAGTTTGTCGATGAAAACCCGCTGACTGGCACGCCGGGGTCATTGATTCCGGCAGATTGGGGTAACGGGGTCACGCTGGAAATTCTCAACGTGATCAGTGCGGCCGGGATTACGCCGGACGAGAAGAAATACGATCAGTTGTTGCAGGCTATTCAATCGGTGACGGCCAAGGGCTGGAATCAGGATCTGGCGTTGCCGTTGGTGGCTTTGCCGCTGCCGACCGTGGCCAGCGCCGATGGCCGACTGGTCGTCAGCCCGGCTGCAGCGTCTACCAGCGGTGGCAGGGTTTCGATTGCCGCAGGTACGTTTATCAGCCTGGGTCAGGAAATCGTCAGCGGCCAGTTGGGACGTTCGCGTACGTTCGTGACGTCCGCCTGGAGCAGCGTCGATCTGTTGCCCAACAGTCATTATTTTTTACGTGCACAAGCCGTGGGTGGTGCGCTGACCTTTTACGTGCAGCGCGGCAACATTCATGACGTTGTCCCGGAGTCGTTGAAAGGTACGGCAAACGCCGCAGCGGGTGGCGGGTTTCAGTCAACGGCACTGGACATGTGCCTGGCCTGGGTCATCACCGGGGCGCCCGGTTCTGTGCCAGTTGTTCGCACTGTCTACAACCGCGCCCGTTTGACCTGGACGCAAACGGTTAACGGCACCGGCGCGATATTTTTGCCACTCGATCCATATGCGCGTGCGGCACGACTGGTTGCGGGTAACCCGACGCCGTCGTCGACGGCGGTCACCTCGGTCGCCTTTCCGTCAGCCGGTTGGGCAGGGGGCAACTATTGTTTTCTGTCGCCCATCCTTACCGGCAGCTCGAACAACCCGGGAGGATGGAATCCCTCTACGGTTTCCCCGTGCGTTCTGTTCACCAACAACATCGTTAACGATGTCACGGTTTCGACGCTGGCGGCCAGTTTCGACCATGCCAATTTGCGCTCCCTGTGGCAGTGCTATCAGGCAGAACACAACCTGGGTCAATCAAACGCCGACAGCGATGAGCTGTTGCTGAGCATGGGCATCAAGACCCATCCGATCACCGATTACAGCGTCGGCATCGCGGTCAACTTCGCCGATGCGGTGAACGTGCAACTGTCCTGGGAGCTTATTCGATGATCGTTATTCAGGAACTTCATCAGTTCGACGGCGAGATGCGTCTGCCTCAACCTTCGGCAGCCCATGACTGGGACGGCGAGAAGTGGGTATTGAACGCGGAAAAGCAGGCCGTGCTGGATGCGCAAGAAGTCGAGCGGCTTTGCGCGAAAGTCGACACCGCCGCCGACAGCGCCCGCGCCACACTGGCCGGCGACCCGCTCAAAGCCATGGAATACGCCCAGGCCGCCGCCGACGCGCAGGCATATCAGGACGCCGGCTACCCGAAGAAGGAAGTCCCGTTGTCGGTCGCAGCCTGGGTCGTCAAGGGCCGCACCGCCAAGCAGGCAGCGGAGCAGATTCTCGCCAAAGCCGATCAACTCACCGACCACTTGCTGAGCTTGCGCACCTTGCGCCTGAAGGCCAAGGCGCAGATACGAGCGAACGCGGGCAAGGGCAAGATCGATCTGGCGCGCAGCGCTGCCGATGATGCCTTGGTGGCGATTCGTGGCCTCGTCAGCGGTATCTCCGGCTAGACCCAAGACTCAATCCGCCGTCACCCGAGCCCACTTCAACGTGGGCTTTTTTATTTCGCACACAGACCGCCATGGCGACCGCCCGACGCGGTTCATTTGTCATTTACCAGAGAACCAGTAATCCATGGACTATCCAAAAAGCGTCCCCAGCGTCGGCCTGGTCGATGGCCGTTTCGTTGATGAGAACCCGGTGGCGGGCACCCCCGGCTCACTTATTCCCGCCGTTTGGGGCAATGCGGTCACGGAGGAGCTGCTCAACGTTGTCACCGGTGCGGGACTGACGCCTGCCGAAGGGGACAATCGGCAGTTGCTCAAAGCCTTGCAAGCCCTCTTGGCATTGGCCAGTCCGATGGGCACGTCCGTGATCAGTGTGTCGGACTCTCACGCGTTGGCGGCAAATGAGCTCGGTCTGGTACTGGTCAATGCGGGCAGTGGTGCGACCACCGTCAGCCTGCCGCCATCGGACCGCGTGTTGGGGGTCCGTGACGCCATTGTGCGTCGGGTCGACAACTCGACGTCGCGCCTGGTGGTGCGAGCTTCTGGCACCGACAAAATCAGATTTCATACCCATCTGGTCGCTGCCGGCTATCCGTTTTTTGTGCTGATGGGCTCAGGGGACTGGTGGCATCTGCGCAGTGACGGCGCGGGCAACTGGTGGCCGATCGGACGGTTCGACGGCACGCCATTGGGCCGGGCTGTATTCGAGACAACGACGCTGCTCAACCCCGGCGGATACGGTCCGCTTAACGGGGCGGTGTTCAGTCGCAGCGACTGGCCGTGGTTGTGGGATCACGCGCAGCAGTCCGGCGCGCTGACCGCCGAGGCCGCAAGAGTCGGGGCCGAAGGAGGCTGGACCAGTGGCGACGGCACGTTGACCTTTCGCGGGCCGGAAGGTCGCGGTGAGTTCATTCGATTGAGCGACGAGGGTCGAGGCGTGGATGCAGGTCGTTCGATCGGCAGTTGGCAGGTCGACATGTTCCGCTCCCATCGCCATGAACTCAAAAGCGACTTGCTGGGCGTACCGCTGGTGTCGGCACAGAACGCGGCACCTGATGCCTTATTCAACCAAGCCAACATCAGTCTCGGCTTCACCGAAAACACCGGCGGGATTGAAACCCGTCCGCGCAACACGGCTTATCCAGGCCGGATAAAACTCATTTGAGGCCCGCTTGCGGCTTCTTTCATCAGCAAAGGAGGTCAACCATGGATTACTACTACGTAGTAGACGAAACCAACCAGCTCATCACCGGCCCGATCGACTTGCCAGTGACGCCGGGCATCGGCGTTCAGATACCCGGTAACGTAATTGTGTTGACGGAGCTGTTGCCGGCTCCCGAGGTCGGTTATGTCTGGGTTTGGCGTAATGCACAGGCCTCGCAATTGATCGACCTGCGCAACCGGTTCGTCTATCGCAAGGACAATGGCAACTATGTCTACTGGAGCGAACTGGGCCCGCTGCCTGATTACCTGACGGTCAAGGGCCGGCCAAACAGCTACTACTTCTGGAAGGATGACGACTGGGTACTGGACATCGAAGCCGAGCGTGCAGGCTTGGCAGCGCAAGCCGATAGTGAACGCGACAACCGTCTGCGTGAGGTGATCATTCGCGTCGCACCATTGCAATATGCCTATGACGTGGGTGAGGCCACCGGTGAGCAGTCGGCTTCGCTGCAAGCCTGGAAACGCTACGCCCTGAACCTGGCGCGTATCGAGCTGCAAGCGGATTATCCATCGGTCATTGATTGGCCGACCGCACCGGCCAGATTCGTGATTTCGCCGACCGTTTAATACGCGACTTACTCATTGAAAAACTGACAGGCGGCCTTGTGCTGCCGGCATTCGGCTGCCTGTAAAACTGAAAAGGTTCTGACGTGGACTATCCAAGAACTATTCCCGGCGTGGGCCTCGTCGACGGTGGTTTCGTCGATGAAAACCCGCTCGCTGGAACACCGGGGTCATTGATCCCGGCTGCGTGGGGCAACAGTGTCACGCAGGAAATTCTCAACGCGATCAAGGCTGCCGGATTGACCCCGGATGAAGCCAAAACCGATCAACTGGCCACAGCCATCGGCGCCCTCGTTGATTTCACCAGACTGAAAAATACCCCAACCACGTTGGCTGGTTATGGCATCACCGATGCGGTGGGGCGGTTGCTGGCAGTCCGGCAGATCGAGACGGTTGGGATCACAGTTTACAAGCCCAACCCGAGGGCCAGGCGCATTCGTGTGCGTCTGGTAGGTGCCGGTGGTTCGGGCGGCGGCTGTGCACCGGTGGTAGCGGGTTATCACAGTATCGGCGGTGGCGGTGGCGGTGGCGCCTATGGCGAGAGTTTGTATGACGTGAGCGCGGAAATGATGGTCGGCGTACCGGTTTCACTGGGAGCAGGTGGCGCTTCACGTAACGCGATGGGGCAGGCCGGTGGTGGTGCTTCTTTTGGCAGCTACATGAGCGCAGCGGGAGGCATGGGCGGGCAAATCCTGACCTTCCCCGTGACAGCCACGGCAGTCGGCTTCGTCCAGGGTGGCGCCGGAGGGCAAGCCGTGACGGGTGGAAACCTGGCTAACGCACGTGGAATTGGCGGTGGTTATGCCATGTACAACGCCAATTGGGGCGTACTGGCCGGCGGCGGTGGGGCGAGTCCGTTTGATGGCGGCGGCCCGTTGATGGGCCTTAGCGGCCCCGGCACCTCAGGGAATCGAGGCTCGGGTGGCAGTGGTTCTTGTTCGACCAGTGCGTCCGCCTCTGTTCTTAGCGGTGTCGGCGGTAATGCCTTCTGTGAAATCTGGGAGTACGAGTAATGGCCCGTTATGCACGGCTGGAAAACGGTGTCGCGGTCGAGCTGATCGATACCGGTGAGTACGCAATCACTCAACTGTATGCACCGGCTTTTGTCGAGGCGATGGTGCAGGTGCCGGAGGGCATGCACGTTGAGATCGGCGCACCCGTCAGCGAATTGCGCCACGAGGTCGAGCCGTTACCGGTCACGGGCAATCCTGTCGTCATTCCTGTAACCGTCGTCGAGGAGCAAGAGCCTTTGACAGCAGCACGTACGTGTCGTCAGTCCAGCCTGTCGGCTACGGAATGGTGGGTGACGCGGCATCGCGACGAGCAGGCGCTGGGGCGTGGGACAACGCTCAAGCCCGCTCAGTATCTGCAGTTGCTGGAATACCGCCAGGCACTGCGTGACTGGCCTGATTCAAGCCAGTTTCCTTCGTCAGTTTCCCGGCCCTCGGCCCCCGAGTGGCTCGCCGCTGATGCTGGCTAACGCCATCAGGTTGTGTGTTTTCAGATCAGGAGATGAGTAATGGATTATCCAAAAAGTGTGCCCAGTGCGGGCCTGATGGACGGCAAGTTTGTCGATGAGGATCCGGTAGCGGGTAAACCGGGATCGTTGATTCCAGCGAGTTGGGGGAACGGCGTCACGCAGGAATTGCTGAAGGTCATCCAGGCTGCCGGTCTTACGCCTACAGAGTCCGCCAATGATCAGCTGTTAGGGGCTTTACGCAGTAACAGGTTATTTGTGACTGCGCCGCAATTTGACAGCGGCAAATCGGTTGCTACGACTGAATTCGTGACCCGAACAGGTTTGCAGTTTTCCGGTTTCGTGTCCTATGGAGTGAGCACCGTTCTGAGTGCTGCCAATATCGGTGGTGTCGCCAGCTTCGCGAATAACTCGCCGATCACAGCGACGTTGCCTTCAACCAACGGAATTACTCACGCCAGTACCCTTCACGTGATCAATGCGGGCACCGGTATTTTGACGATCAGTCCGGCAGCCAATGAACAGATCGAAACCTGTAATGGCACATTCGGACCGCTGAAGCTGGATCTTGGTGATTCCGCTTATCTGATCAAGCTGAGCAATCAGTGGCGATTGTATGGGGGATCGGTCAGCGACAGGTACGCCACAGCGCATTCCGGTGTCGTAGGCAACGTCGGTTATCAACGCTATCCCAGCGGTAACATCGATCAGTGGGGTGTTGGCACCACGGATGCCAAAGGCGACGTCAATGTCAGCTTTCCTATCTCTTTTCCCAACGCGTTTTCATCGATCGTGGCCATCCACTCGGGGGGCGACGGCGCGATGGTTACCATGTACTCCAACTCTGCGACGAAACAGGGCTGCCGGTTGAAGGTGCGAAGCTACACCGGTGACGTCAGTGCGAACTGGGGTGTTTTTTACCTTGCAAAGGGCTACTGAATGAATCCGTTCAATATTTTGTTCAGCGCCAGTACCCGGGGCGTCTATGTACCGGGTATCAATTCGTTGGACATTCCCGACGACGTTATCGAAATTCCTCAGGGGTACTGGATCTCGTTGCTGCAGCAGATGGCGGTCATCCCGAAAGTGATTGGTGTGCGTGCCGATACCGGCTATCCGGTTCTGGTCGATCCACCGCCGCCTTCACCGGATGAAGTTGCTGACATCGAGCGCTTGTGGCGTACAGCGCAACTCGCCGCCACCGACGGCCTGGTCGCACGCGACCGCGATGAGCTAGAGGACGGTGGCGGTACCACGTTGACCACCGAGCAGTATGACGAATTGCAAACCTATCGCCGTGAACTACGTGACTGGCCACAATCGGCTTTATTCCCGCTCAGCGACCATCGCCCGGTGGCGCCGCGCTGGTTGGCAGCCGCATTGTGAACCCGCTTTATTTCATAGGGGAGCTGTTGCAGAAACCTCTGGAAAGCAATGACTGGCAAACGTCGGCAGTAAACCGTGATTCAATCGGGACTCTATCCAGGGAGGATCAAGCATTATGCAAATAACCGAAAACAACCTTATCGACATCATGCCCAACGCCCGCTCCCAAGCGGGCGTTTTTGTTTCTGCACTCAACAACGCCATGGTGCGTCGTCGCATCGACACGCCCAAGCGCATTGCTGCGTTTCTTGCGCAGATCGGCCATGAGTCGGGGCAACTGCGCTATGTGCGCGAACTGGGCAACAACCAATACCTGAGCAAATACGACACCGGCACGTTGGCGCTGCGTCTGGGTAATACCCCCGAAGCCGAC